CCATCGCTTGAGGGTTATGAGGGCCATACCATGAATTTTTGGTGATCCACTCTTTTACTGCAGGGTCAGGGCCTTGTTGTTTGGGTTTAGGTGCTGCTTGAGCCTTTTCTTTTTCAATCGCATCATCAAGTTGCTCAACCTTAACCACGTCACCATCAGCGACAGCCTCACGGCGTGCCTCCTTGAGCTCTTTGATCGTTTTCTCGCGCTCCGCTCTCCTAATAGCTTCTTGACCAGCAATAAGCTGTTTTACAGCATCCTTGAGTTCCTCGTTAGCCTTTTTCTGCCCATTGAGCTCATTGCGAAGATCCTTGTGGGTACGTTTAATCCGCTCCCCAACTTCTAAGAACTCGTCTAGGCTTCGCCATTTATCTTCGGGGCCCTTCCACTCTTCTTTTGGTACCCACCCTTGTTCTCGGGCATCAAGTTCTCGCGGGTCAGGCTGAACGTCGTCCACCGACTCCGGCGCTTGTGTATCTGGACTTTCATCTTCAATAGGCGTTGTGTCTTCCGCTTCATTAGTCATACCGACCTCTCTATCGCTGCTACATCCTCATCGTTATAAATACGCAAGTTCTTGTTCTCATCACCAGGTATTTCAAACCCACCATACTTAGCAACCAACAACATATCACCCACTTCAGGGCGATGGTGCGCTTCGTACGTAGTGAACGATTCAGGACCCATAGCGATAAGCTTGGCTCTAACTTGCGCGTTCTGTTCTGACTTAACCGTCTGTTTCGGTTTAGCAATAATCCCGTAACTTTCTTCTACAGGAACAAATTCAACCAAAATGCGGTACCCAACGGGCTCATAGGTGATCTGACTCATTATCCTTAACCTCCAAAATATCCGACACACTTTCTTTAGAAACCATATCCATAAACGCTTGCGCACGATTAGCAAAAGCCACCGTCCTAATACCCAACAGGTTAGCTGTGGAGTCTTCAGGAACTTCCAAAGAAGCTTCTCTGCAATACGCAATTTCCTCACCCATTTTACGGCGTAACTGCTCAGTTACCGGGTGATACCACCACGCTTCAAACTCTGACTTATTTATCATTCTGACCTCCTACGTTAGACCTATTTTGTGCTGCTTGCTGTTCCGCCGTATACGCAGCTATTTGCGTACCAGCTTCTTCTGCCTCTGCTTTGGCTAAGTCGTTAATGCCCTTGGTAATAGCGGCGCCACGCTTAGTCTCAGCATCGAACTCTTTAATCTCCAGCTCACGATCCTTCTGTTGTAGCTGCTTCTCCTGAATTTGTAATGACTCTGCGTAACGCTGAAGTTCCTCAGCCATTTGCTGCTGCTCAGGTGAGGGCTGGTTAGGATCTTGCGGTGGGATGATCTGGTCGATATCTTCCTGGTTAAACTGAAGCGCTTTTAAATACATCCTTCCGAGGACACGCATGTTAGCACCAACCGCAGGGCCAGCTTCCAAAGCAGCTCTAGCCTTGGTTAACCGCTCCACTTGAGAGCTAATAACAGGATCAGCAACAGGAAAGACATCAACGGCTCGTAGATCATAATCAGTCTTCGCTACAGCAGCTTCATCATCAAGGATGGTAAAATAAACCTCATCGGGAAGGTATCGACTGTTAAGAATAAATAACGCCTTAAATTCTTTCCGAAGCTGCCTAAAAATACGTTTGTATATCGCATTAAGCACCTTCATACCTTGCTCAAGCACTGCTAACGCTTCAGCAGCAGTCGTGTTACTCCCCGATACTTGCCCACTCATGGCCTCGCTCATAGAAATGAGCTTCTCTGAGCCCTGAATTAAGAATTGGAGTAAATTAAACAGCACCATACTCGGTTCTTTCGCAGGTATCGGTACAATGTTGTTCTTAATATCCACACCAGATGCGTTCGCCTGAGTCCACTTCCCAGGGCGTATTTGAAGCCTTCCTCCAGGCAACCGAGCACCTTTACCAAAGACACCACCAGGGCTATTCGCCAATGTGCCAGCATCAAGTAACTGGTTCAGCAAGCTGTTAATCGTGCTGTTGGTGTGTAGGAGTAGGTAAATATACCCATACGACCAAAACTTCCCTTCAAAATTCGGGATAAAGTGATAATCCGTGTAATGGCTAAATGCGTCAATCTTAACGATCTCAGCCTTTTCGTTGATCCTAACATCGGCAGCCTCAAATCGCGCCACAATACGCGCCACAACCCCTGAGTCCTTATGTACCGTCACCACATACGGCTCTTTGTACCCATCGTTATCCAAATCAAACCAGCAATGCTGCTCAAGGAATAATTCACCAGGGTCGTCATCAGGTTCTGCGCCTGCGCTATCGCCCATATAGTCCTTGTCGAGAAATAACTCCGCTGCGATCCGCTCGTGAATGTCGTTTTTAAATAGCATTATTTCGTCGGTGACGGTAGCTTTCTCCAAGCACTCAGCATCGGCGTTGATCGTGATACAAGTGGGAGGCCGTAAAATAGAGCAGTTTTTCCCTCGAAGTGGGTCATAATAATGCTTCTTAAATGCGGTACCACACACGCTGAGGACCACAAGTAGTTTATCCAACGACGCTTCCCACTCAGAATCTTCATGTAGAAGTTGGTAGCTCATGTGCTGGCTAACACGCTCAGCTTTTTCTACTTTTTCTTGCGTTTTCTTCCCGGCAACCCGTGTTTTTACGATAGTGTGATCCCGAACAATCTCAGGATAAGCTCTTGCGTTAAATTGAAGTACCGCAGTAGCAATAAGCGGGTAGTGCACGTTACTAGCCCCAGGCCAAGGAGTTGTCTTTTTCCCCATAACGTGCTGAGTTATCTTCATACCTTTTTCATACTGATCACGCCACTCAGACATAGAGTTATAATCGATAAGGTACACTTCTTTGACGTGGTTACCTACCTTAACCAATGTTTCATCGTCGAGCTGCGTTGCGATGTTATCCAACTCAGTCCATGCTAAGAGCTCGTTTATGCTGCGCTTTTTCATTTTAATATCCTGTTATATCGTCGCCTTCGCGTTTAACGTCGTCAAAATCTTCTGCTACCATAGGTTTCGGCATTGCTATGTGCCTGGTGTGAAATAGGTATCTAAGGCAGTCACAGCAATGGTCGTTCTCCTTCACAATCTTACCTTTCTCGTCCCTACGATATATTCGGTACTCTTCTAGCAAAGGAGTGCATGTATTGAAAACCTTGAGTACACCGCTTTGTAGAGCCTGAAAAACTTCGTATATACCTGCCTCTACCGCGTTGTTTGCTTTACATAAGTCCAACCCAAAATCAAAGTACATCTGCCACAAACTTTCTCCGTCGCGCTGCCCTCTACCTCTGGCCGCAGGATCAATGGCTATTGGTATCCAATCCCCTCTTGCTTTTATCGCGTGTGCGTGTACCGATGGCTCCGCGTGCCCCTTCTTGTACGTATCATATACGTACATCACACCTGTCTCAGGGTCAAGTGCTCCAAATACTGCCGCAGTGCAATTCCACCCGACATCCATACCTATGGCTTTGTGGTAGTAGTCAGGAATCGGGAATGGCTCCACGGTAATTTCGGATTCGGGTACCGGATAAATCGCCCCAGAGCCCAGAGATGGTATCCCCTTAGAGCGAGCATCGCGCTGGTGAGGGGGTAGGGCGTTGAACATCTGATTCTTTTCTTCCTCACTCAAATGCCCGCAGTCGTCCCACGTGCTCATAATTAAAAATTTACCATTTACATCATAGCCTAGTGACTCACTCATGATTTCGGTGGTGACCCCCCTGGCATAAATGACAGTACTAGCGGAGTTAATCCTGTCAAAGGTGTGAACGTCAAAAATACAATACCCTTGGTTGTCATCGTGCGTATCAAACACTCCGTGTAAATCTCAATAGGGCACTCTTCGTCGAGGTGAACTACCTCAATCGCTGTTCCTTGGTAGGCTATCCTACCCTGGTCATAGCTCTTAAACTGAATCATGCTGTGACCATCAAAATCCCCATTCTCGTCATGGTGCTTAACATAGACCGTATCCAGTGCGTCTGGCACACCCGCTTTGGGGGTTGTTCTCGTTATTAACTCAC